GTGGCCGGCAGGACTGGCGCGATAACGCTGACCAGCACCGACGTGGCCGAAGGGTCGCGGCTCTACCACACCGACGCCCGCGCCCGCGCTGCGATCAGCGTTACAGGCGCTGGCTCATATAACAGCGCGACCGGCGTCATTACAGTGAACGCGGCTCCTGTCACCACCGTGGCCGGCAGGACCGGCGCAGTAACCCTCGGCATCGTAGACATTTCCGGCCTCCAGTCGGCGCTTGACGGCAAGTTCTCGACCGGCGGCGGCACCATCTCCGGCAACGTGTCCGTGACAGGCACGGTGACTGCCACTGGCGATATCACGGCGTTCTCGGACGAACGCACCAAGATCAACATCGAGACGATCACCGAGGCGCTGTACAAGGTCAAGGCGATGCGTGGCGTCAGCTACATCAGCAAGTTCAACATGGAAGAGCGCATCGGTGTGATCGCCCAAGAGGTCGAGCGCGTCGTGCCAGAGGTCGTCCACACTCACTCCAACGGCCTCAAGAGCGTGGCCTACCAGAACTTGGTCGGCCTGCTGATCGAAGCCATCAAGGCTCTTGAACTGCGTGTCGCGGAGTTGGAGTCCGCCTAATGGTCATGGTTCCTCTGCGGAACATTGGCGCTGGCGGACTTGTTCCTGACCAGCAGCCGTATGACGTCGAACTGACCCAGTTCGCCGCAGGCAATAACGTGCAGATGTTTAACGGTCGTCTGGGCAAGTCTCTGGGCTACGTTGATGTGACCGCGGTGGCCAACGCCCCGACGCACGTTGCGGGCTGGCTTGTGGACGGCAACAACAGCATCGTCATCGGCACAACCAACAACCTCTACCGATACACAGGCTCCAGCGTCACCAACGTCACTGCTGCGGCCTACACCAGTGGCTACGCCAACAGCCCCCGCTGGCAGACCAGCCAGATCGGCCTTGGCTTCCTAGCGAACAACGGCAGCGACAAACCGCAGTACATGGCGCCAAATGGCACAGCGTTTGCTGATCTCGCCAACTGGCCCGCCAATCTACGCACAAACTGCATCCGCCCATTCGTCTCCTTCTTGGTGATGGTCGGCTACACCGATGGCAGCGGCGAAGCGCCATACACCGTCCGGTGGGGCGATGAGTTCGACCCGACAACGGTGCCAAGCAGCTACGACATCACCAGCACGACGAACCTGGCTGGCGAGAACATCCTCGGTGGCCGTCTAGGCAAGCTGGTGGACTGCCTACCGCTGGCCGGCAACAACATCATTTACGCCGAACGTGGCGCGTACTCAATGGCATTCATTGGCGCCCCGCTGGTGTTTGCATTCCGTGAACTGTTCGACGACGGCGGCATCATCAACCGCGGCGCTGTGGCTGTGTTCGACAACCGGCATTTCGTGGTCGGACGCGACGACATCTACATACACGACGGCTCATCGAAACAGCCGGTGGCCACGAAGCGGGTCAAAGACACGTTCTTCAGCAGCGTGGCCGACGCCCGCAGCGTGTTCGTTGTCCACGAACCTTCGACCAACGAGATCTGGGTCGGGTATGCCGACAAGAACGCCGCGAACGCAGAGACGGCCAACAGGGCGATGGTGTGGAACTACGCCAGCGATGCATGGACTTTCCGCGATCTGCCGAACGTCCGGTCGATGTGTATCGGTCCTGCCATCGGTGGTGGCGGCAGCGGCACAGGCGCGACTTGGGATGAACTGAACGTCCAGTGGGATAGCTGGTCGCTGTTGTGGACTGACCTTGGCGCCGACACGCAGGCTCGCAACACACGGCTGTTCTCAGCCAACTACGGTGCATCCAAAATCCAAGCGCACAACGAGACGTTCGGCGCAGCCGCCGTGGCGTACACATCGTTTGTCGAGACGACAAAGATCGACCTCGACGCGGTGCTTCAGCGTCCGACAGAGCGTGTCCTTCAAATCAAGCGCATCCTGCCGCAGATAAAAGGCAATGGCACAGTCACTTTCCAAGTCGGCTCGTCGACCTCGCCACAAGGGCCGGTGACGTGGAAGACGACAAAAGAATACAACATCGAAACTGATTACAAGATCGACACCCGCGTCTCTGGCCGCTATCTCGCGTTAAGGGTCCAATCGTCATCCGTTGCGGGGTATTGGCAATTGGGTGGGTTTGATTTGGATGTGGAAGAGGTGTCGGAGCGGTGAAGTACATACCGTCTACCACGCAGGCCACAGACGTAAACGGTCTTCGCAACTGGACAACGCTGGAACTTAACCGCTTGTCGGCTTCTCTCGGCACTGGCGACACAGCCAGTACCGAAGACTTGGACGCAGAGATCGCCGCGCGTCAAGCAGCAGACACTGCTTTAGCGGCGCAGATCCAAGACCTATACGTCAGCACGGACGGGTCTAACCGGACTTACGCGCAGCCATCCGCGCCGACGTCGCCAAACATTGGCGATTTGTGGTTCGATACAGACAACAACAACATACCGGCCAGGTGGAGCAGCACGGCGTGGGTGCCTGTGGACGACTCGCGTATCACGGCCAACGCGGCAGCAATAGCAGCAGAGATCACAGCTAGGGCAGCAGCCGACAGCACGATTACTGCCAATGTCTCTTCTTTGGCCAATCGCGCCACGGCGCTTGAGTCCACGGTCAACAGCGCCACAGACGGCAACCTTGCGCTGAAGGCGCGCGTCTCCGCTGAAGAGAACGCCCGCGCCAGTGGCGACAGTGCCTTGGCCACACGCGCCACCGCGCTGGAATCTACAGTCAACCACGCGACGACCGGCGTTGCAGCCACAGCGGCGAGATTGACGACTGAAGAAACCGCTCGCGCCAGTGGCGACAGTGCCTTGGCCACACGCGCCACGGCGCTTGAGGCTACGGTCAACAGCGGCACGGACGGCAACACTGCGTTAAAGGCGCGTATTGCCGCGGAGGAGAGCGCACGGGCAAACGGCGACACCGCGATTGCATCGTCGGTTTCGTCCCTGACTGCAACAGTAACCAACAACTTCAACACGTTGGACGCCGCGATAAATGACGAAGAGACTGCCCGCGCCAATGGCGACAGCGCGATTGCATCGTCTGTTTCGTCCCTGACGGCAACGGTTAACGGCAATTACACGGCGCTTCAAGCTAGGATCTCCACCGAAGAGAACGCCCGCGCTAGCGGCGACAGCGCCCTGGCCACACGCGCCACGGCGCTTGAAGCTACGGTCAACTCATCGACTGACGGCAACGCAGCGTTAAAGGCGCGTATTGCCGCAGAGGAAAGCGCCCGCGCCAGCGGCGATACCGCGGTTGCGTCTTCAGTCTCGGCTCTAACCGCGACTGTGACCAACAACAACACGTCCATTAACGCGAGGGTCGCCACAGAGGAAACCGCCCGCGCCAGCGGTGACAACGCTTTGGCCAGTCGCGCTACTGCGCTTGAGGCCGTCGTAAACTCCTCAACTGACGGCAACACCGTGCTGAAGGCGCGTATTGCCACTGAGGAAAGCGCACGGGCTACCAATGACAACGCACTGGCCGGTCGCGCTACCGCGCTTGAGGCCACGGTCAACAACGCCACGACCGGCGTCGCGGCTACTGCGGCCAGGATCGCCACGGAGGAGAGCGCAAGGGCCAGTGGCGATAGCGCCTTGGCGAGCCAGATTACCAGCGTCTCCACAACAGTTAACGGCAACACCGCGTCGATAAACACCCTGCAAAGCTCGGTCAACGGGATATCAGCGCGCTACGGCGTAAGCCTTGACGTCAATGGTTATGTCACCGGCTTCGTCCAGAACAACAACGGCACCTCCGGCAGCTTTGTGGTGTTGGCGAATCGCTTCTCCATTGTCGATCCGAACAACGGGTCACCGTACACCCCGTTTGAGGTGGTCGGAGGAGTGACCTACATTAAGAACGCGGTCATCGGCACGGCAGCAATCACGACGGATCGGATCGCGCCCAACGCGGTATCGAACATCGTTGCAGCCGAAACCGCCCTACAGAACATTCCGTGGTATCCGGTGTACCCCGCAGCCACCGATGGCACCTCCGTTACCATCACGACGGTCGGCGGGCCAGTCCGGTGTGACCTCTATTTCCGCGCGGTGCCGCCCTACAACCCAGAAGGCGCATCGACAATCCCAGAGGGATACTATCGGTTCGTCAGGGTAACCAATGGCGTAATCAACGAAGTCGTTGGTTGGGTCCAGATGGACGGAGGCGTAGTTAACTTCCCGCAGCCGATTGTTTTGGACACGCCGCCCGCCGGAACCCACACCTACAAGTTTCAATGGTCCAGCGTGAAGGGCAACATTCCAGACAGCCAGACGTGGCCAGTGTCGGCGCAGTTCATTATGTGTACGGAGACTCGCCGATGACTTGGTACGTTGTCAGGAATGCCGAGGGTGTTGTGGTGGGGCGCGTCTTTGCGCTTGACGATGACGCCCTGCAAAACAACACCCCAGAAGGATGCACTTCTCACTTGGAAAAGCCTGAGTTTGAGCTTCCGCGCGTCCCAAACTCAACGACAGACAGGAACACAACGACAAGTGGTTGAGCAGAAGCGAAAGTTGTGGCATAGAGGAACGGCAACAATCGTCGGATTGCGCGTTGCCGCGCCCACGCCTGCAAATCTCACAAAAGGTAGGGTAGAAACATGGCGTTAAGTAGTCTTGGTTTTGGATCATCGAAAAGCAACAACGTCTCGTCAGGCGCGACCGCTGGCTATGATCTGCAAGAAAACATCAGCCAGAGCGGCTCGCAGCAGGGATCGAACGCTGCCAGCAGCGGGATTAACATCTCGCAGTCGGGCCAGAACATCTACGGTGGCCAGCAACCCTACATCGACAACATCTACGCCAACGCGGCGAACCTGTACGGCAACTACGGGATGCCCGACCGGCAGGTTGCCGACATCAATCCGATGTTGGCGCAGGGTCTAGGTCAGCAGTACGGCTTCAGCCAAGGCACTGGCAACGACATTTTCCGGCAGCAGTTGATGCAGTCGCTCCAAAACACGGGTGGCTTCAACACTGCGGGTAACACAGCCGCGACAATGGCTGGCGGCAACGTCTACGGCGCACCAATAAACCGTGGCATCGATATGCAGACAGCGGCACAGGCGTCGTACAACCCGTATCTCGACGGTCAGATCGACGCGGCAAGTCGTGACGTCATGCGTAACCTCGGCGAAAACCAGTTGACCGGCAACGCCGCGATGGCAGCAGGCACTGGCAACAGCGGCTCCAGCCGTCGTGCGGTCATGGACGCCATCGCCATGCGTGGTGCCGGCGACCGCGTGGCCGACATCTCTTCCAACTTGCGTGGCCAGGCATACAACACCGGCCTCGGCATCGCCGCCCAGCAGGGCTTGGCGAACCAGAACGCCCAGCTTGGCACTAACACACTCAACGCTGGCCTCATGGGGCAGGGCGCGAACCTCGCTTTCAACATCGGCCAAGCCGGTCAGACAGGCATGAACCAAGCGTACAACACAGGCGTCAACAACGCCCAACTGGCGCAGGACACTGGCAACTATCTGCGTCAATACCAGCAGCAGCTTCTCGACACGCAGTACAGCAACCAGATGAACCCGTACAACTCGCTCCAGATGTACAAGTCGCTCATCGGCGATCCGACCGTCTTATCGTCGAGCAACAGCATTGGTCTGGACAACTCGACCAGCAACAGCTTCGGCAACAGCTTCAACAACAGCTACAGCTACGGCATGGGCGCAAACATGGGGTCGAACTCGGCCACGGGTAACTCCAAGTCGTTTAGCGCGAACGTAGGGTTCTAAACCATGGCCAGTCTGTTCGACAAGATAATGCAGAGCGTCAAGACGGCGCCGTCGCGTCAGAGCTACGGCACGACAGCCGCGCCGCAGGCGATGCCGCAGAACGCCATGTCGATCTTCGACATGATACGGGCGCCGCAGCAGGCGCAGTTCAACGTGCAGGCCGCGCAAGGCACGAAGCCGAAGAACTATCAGCCGACTTCAATCTCCATGACGGGTATCCCCGTGGCGTCAGTGTTTGGTCTGTCAGGTGCATCTGCGGTGCCGCAGGACGTGTTCACTGTGACACCGGCCAGCGGCACGAAGCCGAAGAACTACAAGCCAACGCAGATCAGCATGAACGCACCGTCGCTCGCTGGCCCAGCCGCGATGCAGCAGATGCTGGCAATAATGAACAACAATCGCGGCGCGACGCCTTTCGCGCCTTTCGGTCAGGGGTGACAGATGTCTGTTAATTTCCAACGCAGGAATATCGGCGTATTGGCCGACACACCGACTTTTGAGGACGTCGGGCGCAGTTCGTATACGGACTACGTCGCCGCAGGGGCGCGGGCGCCAACATCTGGCGTGATGCCCGCTGCTGTAAAGCAGGCAGAGGTACAAAAGACGCCCGCACTTGCTGGCCCTCAAACGCCAGAAGCGATGGCGGAGTACGAAGCAGCCCAACTCGCGGCCTTACAGCAAGCCGAAGAGGCGGCTTTACGCCAGCGCAACTCAGTAAAGAACCCACTCAACGTCGTCGGCAACGCGATCAGCGCCGTGGTCGGCACACCGTTCCGGCTTCTTGAGAACGCCATCGGTGGCGGCAACAACGATCTCGCGGCTCCGTTCCGCCCGAACCAGACAGCGCAGGATCGTTACCAATCGAAACTGGCCGATATCAGCACCGCCAAACTCGGCCTCATGCAGACGATGGACGGTATGCGCGCAAACCAAACGCAGGCCATCACGAATATGTTGACCGACCGCTCCAAGGTGTTGGGAGAGGCATACGACCTCGCAGCAAATCTGGCGCAGAACGCAAAAGGCGCGGCGGACCCCATCGGCACATACACCCAAGGTCTGGCTAATTTGCTACAAGACCCAGTGTACGGCCCTGTCCTCAAAAGTGTTGGCGTCGACAAGATGGCTTACACCCCAGATCTTGCACGTTCATTGGCCCGTGGCAAGGATATAAACAGCCGTCTGGATGAACTGAACAAACCGTCTTTCGGATCGATCACCGAGAACGGAACAGGCGTAATTTTCAACCCCGATGGCACCATCCAGCGTTTGGTCCAATACGGGGAGGAGATTACCCCCAATGGCGCCCCGCCGCCCGTATCGCCAAACCCGCCGCCACCCACCGAGTTGCCCACGTTCACTGAGGATGATTGGAACAACGCAGGAGGCACCAGCGGTAACGCTGGTGGCACCTTTCGGTAGGGACTTCGACCCAATGGCCAATCTAGAAAAACTAGGGTTCACACCGACGAGCGGGTTTAGGACACAAGCGCACCAAGACGCTCTTGTGGCGCAGGGCTTGACCACGACACGGACAGGTTCGCACCAAAGCGGCGACGGGTTGGATCTCAGCATCCCGAAAGGGATGACAAAGGCCGAAGCAATTGAGCGGATTAGGCTTGAATATCCTGGCAGTAAAGCTATCCCGTCAAATGGGAACGCTATACACGTCACATTTCCTGGCTGGGGTAACGCCCCCGACGTAAGCAATTCTCGTGGAAGGTATAAGTAACATGGCAGAGCGTAAGGTCATCAACGGGTTCATCGTCGAGCGTCAGCCAAATGGTTCGATAGTGACTATCGGCCCTGCTGCGCCGACGCAAAACGGCCCTGCGGTAACGCGCGTTCCGCTTCCGCCTGCAACTGCGGCGAAGAACGAAGCGGATCTGAGCAACACAGGTTCACAGATCATCAGCCGTGATTTTTCAAACACTAACACCGCGGCGAACACTGGCAAGACCATCCTTGATACAAAAATGACGGGGCTTGAATACGAGGACGCGTTGAGGAACCGCGCCCGTGGTGTCATCGTCGAAGACGCTGCCACGCAGGAAGTGCGGAACCAACTGTTGGCAGTGCGTAACGCACGGCAATACAACAACGAGTACAGCACCGGAACTATTGGTGGTCTGTTAGGCCGCCCTGATCGCCCTGGCGCTGAAGGCAGCGGCATTGCTGGTCTACCGCTCATCGGCGGGGCGCTGTACGCAGGGACCGACCGCGCTGGCCTTGAAGCCGCCCTTGGCACAATCCGCTCCGGCGCCAAATTCAACATGATCCAGACGTTAAAAGAACGTGGTGCGGCGATGGGTTCAGCAGGCACGGGCGTTGGCCAGACCGCGATCCCAGAATTTGAGGCACTTGGCCGTGTCAACTTCAACGTAGAACCTGACGCGCTCGACACCAACCCTCAATTCCTTTCCGGCGAACTCGACAAAGCCGAAGAGACATTGCTGCGCCGCTATGCAGCGGTCACTCTGCCATCCGACCTTTTGGTCGGCGCCACCCGTGAACAGCGGAAGGCTTTGCTTGACGCTTCATATGAGCAGGCGAAGCGTGAATATCTCGGCGGCTTTGCGCCTAGCGGTACAGACCAAGGCGGCGGCAACGGCCCTGCCGGTGGACCGCCGTCGATCACGCCGGAAAACATTTCTCGCCAGCCGCAGACCATCAGCAAGACTGAAACCAGGCTTGTGCCAGACCCTGCAAAGAAAGGTCTGAACAGCACCATCCAGCAGATGATCCGTAACGGATCGTCGGCGTCAGACATCATCGCACTGGCCCAGACGCGCGGCGTCCCGATGTCAGATGCACTGGTGTCGACTGTGCAACGTAACGTCGAAGCCTACCGGCCATACGCCGGTAAGCCGTTGCCGAAGAGCTTGCCAGAGCCACGGGTGAGCGTCGAAGTGCAGCTTGATGAAAACTCATTCCTTGAGCGCGTGGCCGGCAACATGGCCGATACAGGCTACGGCGCGTTGGCCGTAGGCATCGCCAACGGAGTGCTGCTGGGCGGTCTTGACGAGGTTGCCAGTGGTGGCGACCCAGAGCGTATGGCTGAGATCGACGCCTACAAGCGTTACGCCAGCGAAAATTCGCCTTGGCTTTCTACCCTCGGCAACATTACCGGCGGCATCGCTAGCTTTTTGCCCGCAGGACGCGCCATCAACGCAGGAGCGAAAGCGGTACAACTCAGCCCCACGGTAGCCCGTTTGGTGCAAGGTGGCGCGAACGTAGCTCTGGGCGCCACCGGAGGTGCGCTTGAGAATAACGAAGACCGTAAAACTGGCGCCGTGATCGGCGCTGGCGGCGCGGTGTTAGGTGACGTTGCCGGTAACTACATCGGCGGCAAGTTTGCTGGCCGTCTGGCCGAAGAACCAAGCGGCGCGGAGTCGCTCATCGCCGAGAACGTGGTTAACCCTGTCCTGGCCCGTGAGACACTCGACCAAGCCGACAATCTCGGTCTGCCTGCAACACTGGCCGACGCCGACCCTGGCGCTCGTTCACTCGCGTACAACGCCATCACAAACTCCGCCGAAGCAGGCCAGCAGGGGCGTCAGACCCTCCTCGGCAGGGATCGGGCGAGTGGCAGTCGTGCGGTGTTGGCGGTAGACAGCAACCTCGCGGCAGAGACGAACGTCGTCAAGTTGGGTAAGGACATCACCGGCAGGGCGGTGCTTGACGCTGCGCCCCTGAAACAGGCTGCGTTCTCCAAAATGTCGCCTGTGGCTGACCCTGAACTGAACTCGCTGCTGCAACGGCCATCCGCAAAAGCGGGCTTGGCCAACGCGCAGAGGATCGCTAGGGAAGAAGGCCGCGACTGGAAGGCTCTCGGCGTCGACCTCGACGGCGAAGGCAACGTCGTGCTGAAGCAAGGCGCGTCGTGGGAGAGCCTCGACTATATGCGCCGTGGTATCGACTCCTACATCGACACGTTCCGCAACGACGCGGGCAAGTTGGTGTACGACCGTGGCGGCAATCTGCGCGCAGTGCTGAAGACCCGTGGCGAGATGGTCGACCGGATGCGTGGCCTGAACGCCGACTACGGCGGCTATCTCGACACGTTGTCGCCTGCGATGTCGCAAGCTGAACAGTTGACCCTCGGCGGTAAGGCGATCATGTCGCCAAAGACAAACGCCAAAGAGATCGCCGAACACATCAAAGACCTCTCGCCAGAGGATCTGGACTCCTATCGCATCGGCGTGGCCAACAAGATCATCGACCAGATGAAGCGCAAAGGCCGCAACCAAGACCCTTGGGAAATGCTGCGTGGCGACGATATGCAGGAGCGGCTTAAGGTCGTATTCCCTGAAGCCGATGTCAGCAACATCAACACCCGCGCTGACTTCGAAGACCTCATGCGTGAGACGAAGCGGAACTTGATCGACGGGTCGCAGACCGATCCCCGCCGCCTTGTGAGCGACAGTTTCGCAGCCCAAGCCGATCAGCCAGGCGTTCTGGCCCGCGTAACTGAAGGTGGTGCAGCTATGTACACAGGCGGCGTGTCGTTGCTGCCGGCTCTTGTGCGCCAGGGGGCGTTGAGCTTCAAGAACGCGAGCAAGTTATCGGCTGTTCGCAACCAAGAAGCACTGGCCAAGGAGCTTCAGCCTATCCTGCTGGAGACTGACCCGAAGAAGGCGAAAGCAGCACTCGACCGCATCCTCGACAAGGCGGACACGTTCAACAAGGTGAGAGCCACGTCGAAGAACGTGGGCCAGTCGGTAGGCGCTGCGACAGCAACAGGAATTTTAGCCCAGTAACAGAGAAAGCCTTTATGTATGGCGTCCAAGATTCTGTTTTTGGACATCGAAACGAAGCCCGCAGTTGTGGCTTCGTTCGGTATCCGCGATCAACACATAGGTCATAAACAAATACTGAAGGACGGCGGCGTCATCTGCGTCGGAATGAAGTGGCTGGCCGACAAGAAGGCCCAGGTGTACAGCGACTGGGAGCATGGCCACAAGGAGATGCTCCAGATCGTCCACGCGGCGCTTGAGGAGGCGGAAGCCGTGGCCACCTATAATGGCGCGTCATTCGATCTTCCAAAGTTGCAGGGCGAGTTCCTGCTGCACGGCCTACCGCCGGCCCCGCACCTTACCCAGATCGACATCTACAAGTCGGTGCGGAAGCTGGGCTACATTTGCAACAAGCTGGACTATGTCGCCCAGATATTGGGCCTCGGCAGCAAGGTGAAGCACGAAGGCTTAGACCTGTGGCTGAAGGTCATGAACGGCGACGAAGCAGCCCAGCGCCGCATGACGAAATACTGCGCTGGCGATGTTATGCTGACCGAGAAGGTCTACAAGCACGTCAGGGCGTTCATCTCCACCCACCCGCACATGGGGGCCACCAAGCCCTTGGACTGCGGCGCCTGCGGCTCCAGCCGCACCCAGGCACGGGGTTGGCATCGCACTAAGGCTAGCATTCGCCAACGCTATCAGTGCCAAGCGTGTGGTAGTTGGAGCCTTGGGAACGCGCAGCGGGCTTGACCACTGTACCAAATTCGTACCAACCCACTCGTAAGTCATTGAATATGAAGAACATATCTAACATGATGAATGTGACTGAGCGGACCTACATTTTCCTCCACAAATCATCAACTTAGGGGTTGCAACGGACACTTTATCTGGTACAGTGCCACTCATCGTAAGTCGTTGATTTGCGATAGTGCAACACGCCAACACACGTTGGCACTGTACCAAGGAGTGTACCGATGGCCGTTATTCAAAAGCGTGGCGACAGCTACAGAGTCCTAATCCGCAAGAAGGGCCACGCCGCAGTCTCCAAGACGTTCAAGACCAAAGCCCTGGCCGAACGCTGGGCGCGAGACGCCGAATACAAGATTGACGAGGGTAAGTTCGCGGTCGACAAGGCCACCGTGGCCGACACCGTCGAGGAATACCTCAAGCGCATGGCCCAGATCGGCAAGCCGGTCCCGTACAACAAATCGATCATCGTTCGCCGTGCGGCCACTGACCTCGGCGACAAGCGCCTCGACCAACTGACGACCGAAGTGCTGGTCGACTGGGTCAGCGGCAAGCGCGACATCCTGCCCAGCACCCGCCAGCAGTATGTAATTTACTTACGCACCGTCCTGACCACCGCCGAGACGCTGTGGGAAGCACGGCCAGACATGGTGTCCTACGAACGCGCTGTGCGCTTCATGCGGACCCACGGCATCATCGCCGAGTCCAACGTGCGCGACCGGCGGGTCAGTGACGACGAGATCAGCACCATCGTCGATCACTTCACCAACGCCCGCATCCCGTATGAGGACATCCTGCCGTTCCAACTGGCCAGCGCCTTTCGCATCGGCGAGACGTGCCGCCTGCGGTGGGACGACATCCACGAGGCCGACCGGACGATCCTGATCCGCCAGCGGAAACATCCACGCAAGAAGCGTGACGAGATCGCCCCGCTGCTGGGCGTCGCGTGGGACATCGTCCAGCGCCAGCCGCGTACCAGTGAATTCATCTTCCCGTACAAGGCAGATTCGGTCAGCACGGGCGTCACCATTGCCGTCGCGGCGACTGGCATTGAAGACCTTCACCTTCACGACATCCGCCACGAAGCAATCAGCCGCCTGTTCGAACAGGGCTACGGCATCACTGAAGTGCAGCTTTGCTCTGGCCACAAAGACCTGAAGATGCTCCAGCGGTATCTACATCTCCGCCCTGCGGATCTGCACAACGGCCCTGTGGCCATTCGCCGCTACCAAGAGAAGATCGAAGCGGCGGGGAACGTAATCCCTATTACGCGCGCCGCGTGATCTGCTTGAGGCCGTCAGCACGTCGTGAGGCAAAGAACTGCTCCACGACGTGTTTGTCGGCCACCACACGCTTCCCTAGCTTGTAGGTGGGGACGGGGAAACGCTGCTCTGCGATGGCGTTGCGGATAGACCCCAGCGTCAGGCCGAACAGATCGGCCAGTTCCTTCAAACCAATCCAAGGGCGTTCCATCAGGTTTCCTCTGCGGGATTGCGAAGCTGGCGCAGTTCGACACCGCCCAGCGTGTACCGGCCTTTCGGCGTTCTCTTGATCAGCACCTCGACACCACTGCCAGTGCGTGTGCCGTAACGCAGCGCAAGCTCCGGCGGCACGTCCACGATCTCCAGATGCAGCGACTCGCCCTCTGTGGCAAAGACTGCCTGCCAGCGCGCCTCGACCGTGGCAGGGTAGAGGGCAGTCCACTCTCCTTTGGCCAGCGGCTGGGCCATCCTAGCCACGATAGAAAGCTGGGTGCCATGCTTGATGGCGAAGACGTCCACCTTGCTCTCGCCCTGGGGGATCGCGACGTGGTAGCCGGCCAGCAGTAGATACGACATCACGCCGTAGACCGCTGCGTCGCCTCTCAGCGCCACCTCGCGCTTCTGGGCTATCTCCAATGGGCTGGTACCTAGTTGGAGCCACAGCGGGTCCACACCCAGCGTCTTGGCCAGTAGGGCGATCTTGTCAGGGCGGGGCAGGCTCTCACCCACCAGCCACTTTCTGACCGCCTCTTGGGTAACCTTCAACTTCTTGGCGATGTAGACCTGTCGACCACGACCGTGTTCAGGGACGAGGGGACTTTCGTCACACGCCTGATTGAGACGCTTCGCGAATTCCATAAGCAGCCTCACTCCTACACTTCCAGGTATTACGGCGACTTCTAGTTGCATTATATACACTTCCGGCTGTTGCGGCAACTTCTAGTTGTATTGTCTCCTAACATAAATGTGTCTGCAACCTTTTTATATTCTCCAACAAGTCCTGCTGCGTTGCGTCTTTCTGGGTCAAAGTAGAATGGACTGCTTCATCCGCAGTGCCGCTAACCAAAATGTGGTACACTAACACTGGTTTGGTTTGCCCCTGACGGTGAAGTCGGCCATTGAATTGTGCGTAGAGTTCAAGACTCCACGGCAAACCGAACCAAACAATCGTGCGTCCTCCTTGCTGCAAATTCAGCCCGTGTCCTGCACTGGCCGGATGCGCCAGCAGGAGCGGGATCTTTCCTTGATTCCAACGGTCGATCACTTCTGGGTCTTTGCCCAAGAAAGTGGCTTGCGGAAACCGTTCGCGCAATCTCGCGAGGTCGGACTTGAATTGAAAAGCCACAAGGACAGGCTCGTCAGTCTGTTCCAACAGTTCCGCCAAGGCGTCGAGCTTGTCGTCGTGGACGACCTCATACCCGCCTTCTTCCAAATAGACAGCGCCGTTGCACATCTGGAGCAACTTGCCGGTCTGCACCGCCGCGTTGACCGCTGTGATCTCACCCTTTTCTAGAGCGAGTACAAAGTCTTTTTGGAGGTCGGCATATTGCTTACGCCATTTCATCGACGGCAGGACTTGGATCACAGAATCGATACGATCAGGCACATCCAAGTAATCATTGGCCGACATCCTGATAGTCAGGTCTGCGAGAAGCGCGTACAAGGCGTCCCGCTTCTCTGGCTTGACCTCCCACTGGCCCCATTGCGGGTTCCCGACCGAGCGGCAGAACTTCTCAAGGAACATCCCCTTCGTCCGGCCTAGCCGTTCGCCCTTGTCGAGCAAATAGATCTGCGGCCATAGATCGATGAGGTTATTTGCGGCTGGTGTCGCGGTGAGTTCGATTACCCGCTTGATCTTCGGCAGCACTGATCTAAGTGCGCGCCAGCGTTTAGCTTGCGTACTTTTAAATGCGCTAGATTCGTCGATGATGACCGTGTCGTATGGCCAGCGTTTGCCGTACACCTCGACCAGCCACGGCACCAGTTCGCGATTGATGACGCTGATGTTGTAAGGCGGGACGATTGCCCTCTGGCGCGCTGCTGGCGACAGCCCTGAAAGCTGATGTATATACAGGTTCGACAGGAAGTCCCACCGTTTGACCTCGTTCGGCCAGGTGGACAGCGCCACACGCAGAGGCGCGATGATCAGGACACGGCTGGCCGCGCCTTCAGCCAATAGGTCTTTAACCGCCGTCAGGGTTGAGATGGTTTTGCCAAGGCCCATGTCGAGCCACAGGGCGCACGACGGCGTGTCCTTGATGAACTGGACCGCTTGGCGCTGGTAGGGGTGGAGATCATTCCGAGAGAGCATCTATCGCACTTTCTACGCTGTCGCAGACCCAGACTTCGCAGCCGGCGTCTTTCAGTTTGCGGATGGTTTGCGCCTGAAGCGGTGTCGGCTTCTTGCCTGGCGCCTTGAATTCGATGAACACGACGTGACCGGCCTTGATGAAGATCCGGTCAGGCACACCACGCTGTGACGGGCTGACGAACTTGTAGGTCAGCCAGCCGTTGGCCTTGGCCCACTTCACGGCCTTGGCTTCGATGTCACGTTCTAGGATCACTTGCGGTACCTTTCACACTCAAAGCCCTCGACAGCCATCGGTAAGCCGGTGGCCCAGTCGGGCATTTCACACATCAGCCGTTCGAAGTCTTCCAACGAGCCGAATCCAATAGGCGCTTCGGACACCACTTCGTCATGCACTGACATAACCACGGGATAGCCAGCGGCCTCGACGCGCAACATGGCGTCGGCCAACAGGTCGCGGCTCACAGCCTGCGTGACGTTTTCACACAGCTTGCCGCCGTAGGTTGTGAGCTTCGCCCAGCGCCCGCCAAGGCGGCTGTCGGTTCCCCAGAACTCCAGACCGTTGTTGCCGATGACCGGCTTGTAGTAGGCCAGCCTGCGGCCTGACGGCAGCTTGGCGAACAGGAAGTCGCCATGACATTTGAATGTGATCGGCCCAGCCTCAAACGCATGGCCACGGTGAAGCACAGCGTTCTTTGCAGCCGCTTCAAGGTCGTACCAGAACCGTGAGATGTTCCGGTTCGCCTTACGCCACTTCACCTTGATGTCGTCGGCCATCTCGTCGGAGATCTCGACGCGATACGCCGCAGCCATTGTCTGGAACGCGCCGACGCCGCCCTGGTAGCCCAGCGCCAGCACTGCGACTTTGCCGATCTGGCGTTCTTCTTTGTCGGCCTTAGTAATCGTGCGACCATAGATGCTTGTCGCGGCGTGGCAGTAGATGCACTGGCCACTGGCGAACACGTCCAAAGGCGCTTGCTCGCCAGCGAGCCACGCTAAGACGCGGGCTTCGATTGCGTTGAAGTCGGACACCAACAGGCGGTTACCGGCGTCAGGCACGATCATCGACCGCAGGGTCGAGGACAGCGCCACCATAGGGTCGCCGTACAGCATCTCCAGCAGTTCGTGGTCGCGGTGTTTGAAGAGCTTCACGCAATTGTCGGCGTCGTCGAACGCAGGGCGGGGTAGGTTCTGCGGCTGGAAGCCGCGACCGGCCCAGCGGCCTGTCTGAGCGCCGTGGTAAGAGAAGACGCCACGGGCGCGGTTGTCATGGCCCGCCAGGTTCTGCATCGACTGATACTTCGACGTGGACGCCTTGCCCAGTGTCTGGCGCACCTTCAGCACGTCACGCACGACCGGCGGCAGCGCGGGGTCGGCCAGTGCCTCTAGGATCGCGTTCTTGTCGTAGCCGCCCAGCCGGTAGCCCTGATCGCGGCACCACGCCATGACCTGTGCGCGAGAGCCGACACCGGACAGCGCGCCGTCTGTGATCTCGACAACGCTTGCGTTGAGAGCCTCTGCCGTGGCGATGATAAGGTCGAGGGCGTTGGCGACGTTGGTGGTGTCGATGCCGACACCGCGCCAGTTGATTGCTTGGTCGAGCAGCCACACTTTGCGTTCGTGTTCGCCCATAGGCTTGTACTGCTGGACGTATTTCTTGACGGCGCGCTCTGTGACGACGTCCTGCTTGCAGTAATCGTAAAGCTCGTCGAGCAGATGCTGGTCGCGCCGACGCTCGCCACGGTATGGCTTGCACAGGCGCTGGATCAGGTAGCGGCCACGGGTGTCTTTCTGTTCGACCAGATTCAACACCTCGGCGCACTGGCCTAGCGAGCGCGGCAGCGCGAGGGTGGCTGCAAGCGCGGCGGTGTCGTTCCATTGCTTAGGGAAAATGTATGGCATCCCGTTACGGGTTCCCCAGTGTTCCCACACGGCGCGTTCAAAGGCGGCGTTCCACGCCCAGACTTCTGCGCCGTCGAGGATGGCGTCGCTCAATGCCAGTGGGAAAGGGTCATCCGGCAACCACAACTGCGGGCCTTCATCGTCGATGGCCCACGCCATGCAGATGACTTCGGTCGAGGGGTGGGCGGCATAGTTGTAGCCGCCGGCTGTCTTGATGTCGCACTCGCTGTACGTTTCAAAATCGATGCTAATCTGCACTTTGTGACTTTCTGTTAGAGGAAGGGTCGGGGGCGACTTCCAAACTCCCCCGACCCCCTTTGGCTTAATCCAAGAAGCTGTCGTTATCGTCTTCTTCGATTTCGCCAAACACGTCAGCCGTGACCTTCTTGCCACCGAACGCATCGCCGTCCTTGACGAACTGGATGGCGTCGAGCGTCGCGTTCACACGCTTGCCCCACTGGTTGTCCTGCGCCCACAGCGAGATCGCTGCGTTGACATAGCAGCCGGCGTAAGGCTTGCCGTCTTCTTCAGCCAGAGGATTCTTCTTCTGGTCGACGATGACAGGGCGCACCTTGGTCGATGCTGATACGAACATCGAACCGTCGTAG